AACCAGGATGTATGCACTGTTATAGTCCTTAGATACCTTGTGAATTACTGTAGGGTATAATAAAGGACTAATTTTATTGTTTCTATATTTAGCTACAACTTTATAAGGGTATTCCGTAGTATCTATAACGGTAAATGCAGAATAATCCCCGCCAATACCCCTAGATGTATCCACAGTAGTAAAATACACATGCCCAGGAACTGGGTATTCTAAAATATCTAACCCATCTTTTTCATACATGAAAGGTATTGGAGACATTCTAGCAATTGTATCAGGAGCAATTAGTGTATTAGATGAACCAAGAAATGCACATAACACCTCTTGATTAAACTTAAGTTCCCCTAACACAGACTTCTGTTCGTCAGCCCATTTTTGATCTCTACCTGGAATCTTCCAGTAGGGTATCTGTAATGCTACAAACCCATTACGACCTTCTTGAGCATCGTTCCAATACTTCCAAAAATGATTATAACCTAGAGGTGTAGAGGTTAGCAACACCTTTGTGGTCTCTCCAGCCATAATAGTTGGATATGTTGAAGTAAAGAACTCTTCGGCAACGTTATTAGGAATAATTGCCGCTTCATCAATATACAACCAGTTAACCGATTTACCTCGAATACCAGAGGTTGAAGTGGCAGAAGTAAATACCTTTGAACCATTCTCTAATTCAACGTCACCTTTATTCCAAGTCTTAATACCTTGCTGCATCCACAAAGGTAAATTCTCGTACATAATTTGGTAACGAGATAATACTTCTCTAGCCGCAGTCGATTTGTTAGCTAAGATTGCAACTGTCTTATTAGAATTAAAAATAGTATAGTGCAGGATACAAGCAGCTGACGTAATGGTCTTACCCTGCTGTCGTCCTTCCATAAGAATAACTTTTCTGTTATTCATAATAACGTCTACTTTTTCTCTCTGGCAGTCATACAGACTAAACAGAATTAAACCTCTATCTAAGGAGACAATGTAGCAATAGTTTTCTATAAAGTATATTGGATCTTCCTTACACTTCATTAACTCTTTTACCTGCTCGGAGGTAAACTGCATCTCAAAGCCAGCTGGCTTGAGTAAGTCATTACCGTTATAAGAATTATTTTCCATTAATCATCTTCATGAGATCGGAAGTAGAACCAGCAAACACGATGTTGTTTTGCTGCTTAATATTCTCCATCTTACCGCTTGCTTTATCAATGTCTTTTTTAGTTTTATGGAGCCCAATTAACTCTTTAGTAATAGCAGTCTGGGCTGATATTAGTTGCCCGGCTACCTCAAATGCTCTTGGATTCTCTGAGTTCTTAGCAATATGAACCAGCTCGGTCATTACATCATCGTTCTTATTAATTAAGCTTCGGAGAGTATTACGGGCCAATTGAAAATCATCCTCCTGATCTAATTCAGAAGGATTGTACGCTACAGGCATACTTGTTGGAATAGGCAAATCAACGTTCGTGTCTATATTAAAGACATCGTTAATTTTATTAAGAGATTTCATTAGAAGTCCTCAAACGTATCTGTAATACTAATTGTATCACCAGGAACAGCGGTATCTGGGCTGACGGATGCGGAGTATGAGGATTGTTTATTAGATAGTGCGGGGTCTGAGAATGTATTGACGTTTGTAGTTCTGATGATGCCCTGTCTGTTAATTGGGCCGTAAAAGTTGAGTTTCATTGTAAAGTTGAGGGTCCAAATGATTGCTCTTCTTTGAGTAAAATCCCCCTCGTACTCATCTTCATAAGTTATGTTATCAAGAATAATTGGTAAGTCATTCTTAATTCCCATTGCAGGGATTGCATTAAGAGTTAAGTTATAATCTGGATTAAAGTAAGGTAGTATTTGCTCTATAATCTGTAACCCGTCATCCTGATTCTTTGTGTAGACATACAAAGTCATAGCAATGTTATATGGAGTTGGAGCGTATTGAGCGTTTAAAGATGTAGTAGATGTACCGTTTAACGCTCGGTTCTGCTGAACCAGGCTCACTCTTCTGTTTGGATCGTATGTTAAACTGATCATTTCAAAACCAAGCCTTGGAAGAAAGGTTTGAAAGTTTTGTTCAAACGACTGGGGTTGAGCGGCAATTCTTGCTAAGAACTTTTGCTTAGGAGAATACGATAAAGGTACACGAAGGGTCTGAGTAATATTTCCACTAGCATCTAATCTATCTATATGGATGTTATTAAACATATTACCAAAAGCCACTATTGACTTTCGTACCGTACCGTGATAGAACTTGTTATTAAACACTTATTTCTCCAAACGGATTTCTTTCGGTGAAATCTAAGACAGAAATTTCACCTCTAAAGTCTTCATTATCTACGTTAGGTAATATAGTACCTAGGTTATAGGATTGGAGAACAATACCAGCTGGTGAGTACTCTTCTAGTAAGGCTCTATCGCCACTCTGAAGTAGTAAATTAAATTCGTTAATATCTAAAGAATCACCGTCGGCGATACTGTCAATATCAGATACACCGGTATTAAATCTCTCTGAAGAGTACTGCATTAACTCACACTGGAGTTTATAGACGTATAGTTTACCAACCTGGAAGAAAGGGTCTGTTGCTTCAACAAATTTAATCTCAAAATATGCTTTTGTCAATGGGAAGTAAATTATATCACCCTCAGCCGGTCTAGTAGTTAGAACGGCGTTTCCAGAACGGGCAACTGTCTCATCCCATCTTCTTCTGGCTACAATAAAAGTAGCTGTATCTCTAATCTCAACTCCAAACTTAGACATTAAGTCTCCGTCACCTTCAAACCCGGTAACGTTCTGCATATACATTTCTAATGGATACGCATGTTCAAAATTATTAAGTGTATCTTCGCCCAGAATTGTATCTTCATTTACTTTTTGTCTTGGTAAGTAGTAAGTATCAAGACCGTATATCTTAAGACACTCTATAATTATATCTTCCATGAGCAATTGCTCTGAAGATCTACCTCCAGGTACACCAGATTGAAAATAAAAGTTGGTTGCCATTATTCGGTATATCCACGTGGATTAGTTATTGCCTTGATGGTATAATCCATAGGTGGGCTGATGAGATTATATAGAGACATTATTAACCTGTAAAGAAATCTACAGGGAGTTGGTAAGTATCTTGAGCTTCTTGCTTAAGAGTAGTTATTTCTTCCATTGCTTCGTCAAAGATCTTCTGTCCATTTAGTGTTACACCACCTGGTAATTGAACGCCTTCAAACTTTTTAAGATTGATACCCCATTGACGCTTTATTAATGCTGTTGAATACCTTTTTAGGAACCCGTCATTATATACATCTGTATACGTATCAGGATCCAGCATACGATAGGCTTCAATTATGATGTAATCACCAATAGCTAAGTCCCCGCCTTCACCCCAGGTTAAATCAATATACAACCTGTTCATATGACGATTAAACCTAACTGGTTTTTGTCCTGTCATTAGATCGTTAATTAAATTAATATGCATCTTTAACATCGTATAATACTGAATATCGGTATTAGTTAAAGACTGAATATTATTAAGCAACAACTGATATTTGGCATCAAAGAAGCTGATACTATTAGATCTACTTGATAATGGTAATGTTCTTACAACACTTAGTACAGAATCATTAAGGGTAACATATTTGTTATCAAAGTTACCCAGTTCAATACTTGAAAATGTAGCTGTTGTACCAGAACTTGCACCTGTTATAGTTTCCGCTGCAGTAAAAGTCCCGGAGGTATTCTTGGTGTAAATTTCATTTGAGTCTTTATTGGCGTGAACAAAGGTTGTAGCCCCTGAAGTTGCCCCGGTAATCTTTTCACCTATAGAAAAGGAAGCTGCATTTGAACCTGTAATGGCCAAGGTAGATGCTGTAATTTGTTCTTTAAGATATACAGCCTCAACAGCATCATAATGAAAGTCCCTGTAGAACTGTATAGCCTCATCAACCCGGTCTTCTATTTGATCATCATCAACGTTAATTTCAAGTACAGGGGACCCTAGTGATCTTAAGCAGTAATCAATTAAACCTTGTCTGGTTGATGGTGAAGCCATTTGTTATCCTTGTTTTCTTATATTTATCTTGTGACTTCTGGGTACACAGTCGCTATACCCTCATATACTCTTTCAATGGTATTTGCTGATGTAAGGGTAAGCTCAAGATCATAGACATAACGCCCGTACTTTAAATTTGCAGTTGCGGCATTTGAAAGGGTGACTATTACGTTTCCATTAGTAGGATCAGCTATATTAATTGTAAATGCGACGTTGGAGGTAGAAGCATAAGATCTACGAAGTTGTGCCTTACCGGTGTAACCAGTTAAATTTCTTACTGTATTACTAGAATCTTTTAAGGTAAAGGTGTTGCTAAAGTCTGTGCCCTGATCAATAGCTAAGTTGTAAATGGATGCCATGTTTTCCCCAAATATTATGGTATATTTATAGGGAAAGGGCCCTGAGGCCCTTGCTAGCTTTTACCCCAACCTATCTTATTCCAAACCCTCTCATGCAGATAATACAGAATAGTATTTGCTGTAACCTGTACAACTGCAATCGATCCTGCTATTAGAAAGCTTCCTAGAATAAAATATGAGATGAGAAATGTACTAAAACTACCAGTGATTCTCCAGCTGATAGTTTTAGCAATACTTCTTATGTTTGACTCAATCACTTAAGTCCGAGTTCTTTACGTATCTTAGTAGCAGATATTGAATGGGTAGCATCATCAAATACTTCTTGTTCGATCTTATACCCTACATCTCTGCCGTAGGTAATATTAACAATGTTAGGTACTACCTGAATTTCGTATTGACCTTGGAACATAGGATCTAAATCTCTACGGATATAGTTCTTAACCTGTTCGATAGCAAAAGGGTTAGAGCCCTGCCATCCCTGACAATCTCTGATCTGAATAACTACTTGACCGGTCTTAGCAATTGCCCGCTCGAAGAGTGCACGATGCCCAGGATGCCATGGCTGCCACCTTCCAAGCATTTGAACAGTTTCTTTCTGCCAATCAAAATTAGGTCTACGACGGTCATCTAAAATATGTGCGGCAATAAACTCACCCCACTTTTCACCATGCTGTTCCGTAATTCTAAAGTCATATACATCTGGAGGAACGAAGGCTTTATTGGTATCTTCAAATCGACCCTTTTCAATAGTATCGACCCAGACCGTCCAATCGGCCTTAAAGTTATGACGCATCTCTGGTAACGGTGCAACAAAGTCACAAATTACGTAATCTGTATCGTAGCTATCAGCCAGTTCTCTCATACGATGACTTTGCCTGATACGACCTTCTTTACTAAAATCCCAGTCGTTATATTTTTTACGAACGTCATCGGCGTTAAGCCACATAACCGACTTACGTTCAGCCTCCAGATGCTCTAAAATATGCTGGGCAAGATAAGTCTTACCTGCCCCGGGTAGACCCATTATTAAAATGCGCTGTGTCATTTGTAACCTCACTTATATTAATTGAATTCCATAATGCCATATAGTCCTGATACATGGGCCTGTTGTTGTACGAAACATGAAAAGCTAGGGAAGGTATAGGGGAAAATAATGGGACAGGTCCATTTGTTTTAACACCATCTCCCCATAATTTATTTACTGTTTCATTTTCTTGTATATCTAATATACTATAAAACTTAGCCAGGTAGGCTAGAGGTTCCCAGAATGTTTTAAAAACTGATACATCTGTAAAAAAAGTATTAGTTGTGTGCTGTGTAGTTCTCCAATGCCTGTCTAAACCGAGCATTATTCTACTAGGTAGATTAAAAAATTTTGTATTTTCAGCATATGAAAAAGGATCATCTTCAGGTCTAATAGCAATATATTGACCTAATTTAGTTCTAAAATGTTTACCATCTGCAAGAAACATTTTGATAGCCTGGGGGTAATGAAGGTAATCGTCTTCAACTGAATACACCCACTCTCTACCCTTATCTCTACAATATTCAAATTGTTTAAGAGCTGAATAATTAAAACCTCGTTCCTCTAAAGAAATAATCTTACAGTTAATTTCTTTAGAAGCTCGTAGCATAAAATCTAATAATTCTGCAGAACTATTATCATCTAAAATCCATAATCGAATATCTGCATCTTCCACCTGCTTTATTGAATTAATAAGAGATACAAAGCATTTTTTAATAAGAGTAATCTTATCAGATTTAATAAATCTATCCCCACCCTTATGTACTGCACTATTATCACAAGTTCTTAAAACTATATCAAGTAGGTCCATTTGCATCTTTCCATAATGGATTTTTAAAATCACCTACAGTAATTATATTGCTTTTAAAAAATTCCATAAAATCATCAGGTCCAAAATAATTATTATAACCTGAGAGCTGATAAATGATACCTGTATCGGAAGATCTTGAAAAATTAAGAAGCCAAGAAAGTACTTCAGAATCCATTTTTTTACCACATTCAATTATGCGAAGCATATTTTTATTTTCTGGACCCCATTTTTCTACGTTAACGAGAACATTAGATAGTGAAGGCTTCATCCATTCAGGAACAATACCTTGTATATACCCGCAAAAATAATCCCTACAACTTTGAGGTCTTACTTCGTGTACCGTACAGGTCTCACCTAGATAAAAGCAAGGCTTACCGGGGTGCTTTACATGGTTGTTAATAACGTATATTAACCATTTACAGCACATATTACAATCACCGCATTCTCTTTTATAAGTCAATGGCTCAGGTTTTACATTAAAAAATTTTAAAGGCTTTTCACTCATTTATAACTTTTTTAACTCCACTAAAAATGGGTTGTCTTTTTAGGTGCACTTGTTTTTCAATTACTGCCATAGAATCATAAAAACAAAGAGATTTTAGATCGTTTAACGTAGGCGTAAACGGCTCACTCATCCACTGTAAGTTAACATCATGTACGGCTCTACTTAGTAATGTAAAGATGTTAAAAGGAGATGTAACTCCCCCTAAGTATTCTTTTCGGTAGGCTGTATGACAGTCCTCAATAACATAAACACCGTTATTATTGAGAGTATGATACAGGTGACCAAAGGACTGCATCACATCTCGTTGGATATGGCTACCATCATCGATAATAACATCAAACGGACCATGAAGTTGTGCTACGTAATTTAAGAACCCTGGGTCTGACTGATCGCCGCAAAGAGTTGTAATTTGATCTTCTCTAAACATAGACCTTTGATCTATATCTATGCCTACTATGTTAACCTGGTCTCCGAAGTATTTCTTCCATACCTGTAAGGACCCGCCATTAGAAATTCCTATCTCTAAAAGATTAAACTTCTTACCTATAAATCGACCTAGGTGTCTATCATAGACATCAAAATAATGGCTCCATTTACCGGTAAACCGGTCATTATGATTTTTAAAAACTTGTTCAAGCATTGTTCTTTTTATAAATTGCAGTTTGATAGCTGTTAGGTAAATTTAAAACATGCAGCCTATCCCAATTGCATTGTATGAAACTGTCTACTCCCAGTCTAGGTGTATCAGTTAATTTTTTATCATGACCCCAAGAGGTAGAGTCATCACATAACATAATGGCTCCGGGCTTTAGTAACTCGAACCCTAATACCATGTCTTGAAGTACGCCTGGAGCAGTATGGTTACCGTCTACATAAATTAAATCCGCTTTAACTCCTCTTAAGGTAAGATCTATGAGGGCATCGTAAGATCGTTTATGCATAAACTCAATATGTTTAGAATACGGACATACATTTAGGTTATTTTTAAAATCTGTATATGCTTTACTTATTTCGTCGCCCGGAAACTCGGGATAAATTTCAAACGGATCAATTGCATAATGTTTATAGGTTGGACGTTGTGGTGCAACTATGGCTGTTAAATTAACAGTAAAATAACCAGTAAAGACTCCTATTTCAATAACAGTCTCAGGCAAACCAAAAGTGTTAAAGAAGTGCTCCATATTTTCTTTACTAAAGTCATGAAACTCCATAAAACTATATCTGTAATCTGTATTATGTAATATTGACATTAAAGAGCCTTTACCATTTTATAAATTTCACCTAACTCTACTGACGTCAGTTTCATTACCCCGTCATTTAATCTATCCGCCATTTCACAATCCACCCCACCAATGCGTATAGGGTTATA